TGCTTCATCTATTAGTTTCTCCAGTTTTTCTAGGTCTTGGTCTATTTGGCGTTCGTCGAAGTGGGTTGCGATTGTGTTTATGACTTGGCAGATGTATGTGGCTACGCGGGTCCAGGTTTGTCTTTGTTTTAGTTTGATGTTTTCGTTTTGGGCTTGGTTTTTTGCGAGTGTGAATAGTTCTTGTAGGTTTTGGATGGCGTCGTTTCGGAGTTTTTGGGTGTCTATTTTCACCTCCGTTCGGAGTTTTTGTATTCGGTTTTTCATCATGGTATTGCGGCTGATTTTCACCAATAGTGACCCTATCCTCTAGGTTTTTTGGGTTATGAATATGCCTGTGATTGTGCCTGTTAGGGCTGTTATGGCTGAGAAGATTTCGCTGTTCCATCGGTTTAGCACCATCATGTGGACGATTTCTAGAGCCGATAAGCAAGCGGTTATGGCTACTGCGAATTTTACGCCATACACTAGTGCGTCGTTTGGTGGAATTTCGCCTCGGCGGGTTCTTTTTGTTAGGGCTTTTTTAATTAAGTCTTTCATGGTTTTTCACCTTTTTTTGGCGTTTGTTTCGGGTGATGTTGGTTTTTCCGCCTATGAGGAAGCTGTTTAGGAGTTGTTTTGCTTCTGTTGGCGAAACGTGGTTTTTGTTTATGGCTGTTATGTTTTGTGTCCATGCTGTGGGAATAGCTGTGTAGTCTATGTCGTATAGGCCGTCTGCGTAGCGGAAGTTGTTTTGGGCTAGGATTATGTGTTTGTTTTTCTTGCCTAAGACGCCTAGGAATATGCCCCAGCTTGTGACTGGGACGTCTATGCCGTTTAAGCCGCCGCTTAGACTTTTGCCTATGCTGGCGTCGAACCATTCTACGCGGATAAGGTCGCCTAGGGTTAAGCCTTTAACTTGCTTAACAACCTCCTTCATGCGTTTATTCCTCAAGAGAAAAAGAGCGAGAAAAAGCCAATATAAAGAAGAGCGAAATTCACCAATTCACAAATTTACAAAACAAAACCAAATTCTTTGGCATTTTGACTTGTATCATTAAAGTTTAATGCACATACACGGTGCTTGGTCTTTATGTTAAGAAGATTTTGGCAGCATATTCAGACGTATCGGACATATTGGACAAGCTTGGCGTGCAAGGTCTAAAACTGGAATCCTCATGCTTATCGCCATACATACTGGACATGTTTTATTGTTGTCGAATATGCATACGAATTTAGTTTCAGACATTTTGTACTGCCTCGTATTCTGTAGTGAGTTGAATTCTACTTTTAAAACTTTTGTGATAATGTTTGTTAATAAAAACTTTGAACTCTCTTAAAACATGTTGCCGTTATATTATAGGGTTTTATGCCGATACAACTAAATTGGTTGAAATTTAGCTAAGTTTTTGGCGAAACACCTACCTTGAAATCTATTGACTTATTGTAGCACCCAACTATCCTTCGCTTGCCCTTTTTCCCAAGAATCTGTATTACACTTTTCAATTAATCCTCTAAACTACCTTATCTTCAGCTGGAACATTCGCATAATAATTGACAAGCTTCTTTCGCAATTCATCTCTTGTTTCAATCGATAGCTGCAAAATCTTTGATTCTAATGGAGAGTCTTCTGGAGAAATTATCTTGTCACAACATAGTTTGTATGTGCTCCGGAAATCTATCATATAGTAGTTCGTTACAACATCTTCTTTTGCTTTTCTTTGTAGGGTATATAGAGGAAGTAGGTCGTGCTTTTCGTAGATAAATAGATTTAGAAGGGCGTATGTGCGTCCTACCTCTAACCGCCTTTGTCGCTCTTCTATGCCAAGTTTCTTCCATACAAGCGGTGATACTGCTTGCTGTGGCTCCATTTCTCGATTTATTCTCGTTAAATCTTCGGCAAAATACGGATTGTCAAAGAACTTTCTAGAGGCTTTGATGAGTGGTGTCAGAGAGACCGTTTTATTACGTATTTCGCAACAGGGATCCATTACGACTGTGAACTTTGGTAAATCAACGTTAATATTGTATCTTGCAACAGTCTCTTTCAATATTGGTCCTTCAACAATAGGAGTGGTTGACGGATATCCCTGTAATACATCTCCGAATCTCAGTGCCTTGTCCATTACTTTAACATAGAACATGGCTAGGCACTCTATTCTTCTCTGTAAAATTCTTCTACATCATGAAAGCCTTTAGGAGGCATTTTTTGCTTGTATGATAGAAAGTCTTTATTGACTTTGACTTCTACTATTTCTACAAATTCATTATCAGGTGTTAGTTTTATCGTAACTAGATACCTATCAAAAGGACAATCAATTATCTTGTAATCTTTAGGAACTTCGTGACTTCCAGTACCTTTATTTTTCAGTTTGTTATAATCGAAATCTTTATCGCTAAGCACTTTCAGTCACCTTCCTTCGCATATATTCATAGACTGGCTCTTTTATTGTTCTTTCGTATTCGTCAGATATTATTTCGTGTAATTTGTCTGTCACTTCCAAGTATTTCTCAGAGGGAATATTAGTCATAAAGCCATCAAAATCAAGAATTAGCTTATATTCATCTTTCGGTTTTTGCAAAGACTCCATATACGTCAGTTGGAAATCGCCTTTTTTAACTGTAGTTCTGAAAAACATTTCATTAGCATCAGCAATACTGAATCTATCAATTGGAAAGACTGAATCGTAGTATGACTTAAATGTCTCATTATTTTTCGATGGTAAAGGACATTCATCGACATATCTCAAACCAATACGAGTAATAGTCGGTATCGAAACGACCTCCAAGAAATTATCGACTGTAAACTTGATAATGTCTCTAAACCTATCAGATTCTCCTAGATTATAGGTTTTATGATACTCTGAAGTTATGTCCAATGAGTCACTTAGAACGCTCAACTTATATCTTTTGTCAGACTCAAATAGCCAGATTTTTTTCCCATATTCTTCGTCAGAACGTATCGGAATATCTTCAAGTTTTTGTCTTGGTCCTACGTCAACTATGACGAACTGTCTCCGAAAAAGCATGGATGATTTGGGAAATTCCTTCATTATTCTTAATTGCAAGTCACCTACTTTATTCTCGATAAAAAACAAATTAGGAAATCTAATCTGAAATATCACTTGTTTTACGGTAGGATTCGGAAATACTTCTTTGATGACCATTAATAAGCAGACTCCTCAAACTTATCTTAGCAACGATTTTTACATAAATGTTTCGACTGCCTAAAAATATATTCTTTAGTGTGTAGATTCTGTGCTGCATTGCTGATTTGCAAATTGTTTTTTCCATCTTACATAGTAATTGAAAACAGCGAAGTACTTTTTGCTCTGACTTTCAAATCCTTTCATATCACAGACCTGTTTTGGCATTTAGCCCTTGCAAAACTGTTCAAAACATTGATATTGCAAACTATGTTTCATTGTAGGTCTTCCATGAAAACCCTTCATAATACGCTTAACAAACTCATAAAAAACTTCCAAACCCTAAACGCCACACCTTCGCCATCGCTAACTCCATTCCATTCTCTCCCTCAGCTTCTCTATCAATTCCCGCTCTGTCATGTCCGGATTCTGCGCCTTGATGCCTTCTGTACATATCCGCACCATCGCCTCAGTCATGTCAATAGCCATCATCACCTTCACCTCATACGGCAACCGCCCCAACCGCTCGCAACGCTCCTCATCCGACTCCACGCCAAACACGCACCTCTTCAAACAATAGAATACAGCTGCAACCCTTATAAGAACTTAAAACCTCTACCACCCCAACCAAAACCAGACTCCCACAACCAAAAACAGAACAAACAACCATCAACAATCTTAATCAGAAATACTTATTCCCCGTAATATTTTGTAAACAACAAGATTTACGTACATGTTCAAAATTCAACACATAAACGGTGAAGATGGCACACGTAAAAATCGAACTAGACCTCAAACAATACCTACACGAAAAAGCCCAACAATCAAGACAAAACGAAATCCAAGCATGCCTCATGTTCCTAGCCGGAGACCTATTCTTCATAGGCGGCACACTAACAAACCTAACCCTAACCGGCAACCCAGAATGGTTCCTATTCATCCCATACCACACAAACCTCAACCCCGGAGCAGTCCTAGGCTTAAGCCTAATAATAAGCGGCCTTTCCCTCATGTTTTTAGGCGTCATCATCGCATTACACTACCATCACGACAGAAAATGGTACATACAGGAACTGCAAAAAACCTACGAAAATAAGCCACAAAAGCTAAACCCAAATGAAGAGCCACAACGAACACAGAAAAAAGCGCAAGAATACCGAGATAAAGCAAACCAAAAACAATAAAAAGGCTACAGCTTTAGCCTTTTGATCAATGTTTTAATTTTTTCCTCCTCCTTCAAGGCTTCTTCCAACATGGCATTTACTAACTCGTAAATCCGCAGATCATTCAACAAAGCCAAACGCCTAACCTCCCTATGCAAATCCTCCCGAACTTCAACAACAGTCCGCCTACGCTTATTCTCCCTCAACCAAAATCACCCACTAAGCTGAATAGCCAAATCGCCCATAACCAAGAAGATTTTGGTTTTCACCAGTCCACTAACAGTTTTTTCCACTATTTCAACTAAGGCCATTTGATCCGAAATTGTTAGGATCTTGTTAACATAGATGTTTTCTGTTAGTTGAATCTGGTCCATGAGGAGTAAGGCCTTGTTCGCTGAAACCTGCTCGCTTAATCCTATCGTGTCGGTGACTGCTTTTGTGATTTCTGTTATGACTGTGACTAGTTCGCTGAGGCTTGTGGAGTCTGAAATTGAGAAATGCTTGTCTCTTAAGAGAGAATCTATGAGGCTTATCGAGTCCGTAATTTCCATTGTAAGAATACTGTAAACTGCATCAGCTAAACTAAGCAAGTCAAGAATTTGAAAAGTTTTATCTCTTAAAATTGCGTCTGAAAGCCCAATTGCATCATTAATTTGTGGCATCCAATCCTTTAACAGCGAATCGGCAAGCCCAACAGAATCGGACACCGCGAAGGCTTTGTTACATAGCAAAGCATCACTTAAACTCAACGAATCTGCAATTTCCTTTACAACACCAAGCGTTAAATAAGCGAATCTAACATTGTATGGACTTGCGGTTTTTGTCATGTAAACTAAGCCAATGGCACTTCCGTAGTCTCGATAGAAACATGAAAGTCTGTCATTAGCTGTCAGCTGGTCAGTTGTTTCGTTTATCCAATCTGTAGGGTCAGTGTCCCATGTTCCTCCAACGCACTTTTTATAGAAAATGTGATGTATTGTTGGGCTTCCAGCCCAGAAACAATATAAATCGTTGTTTCCCATGTTGATTGCTAAAACTGGCGATGTAGTTGCTGTCGTTGCTGATTGAACTGTAGCTTCTGAACCCCATCCTGTTCCATAAGTTCTTTTCACATATCGAATATCATAAGTTGAGGCTTTCAAAAAGACAATGTGAACATCATCTCCTTCATTTACAGCCCCACCCATATGGTCGCAGTCTTTCAAATTGGAAGAAGTCATAGTTTCTTGACTGCCCCATGCAGACCCGTCCCATAACCTACCATACAAAAGAACGTTAACCCAGCCGTAGTATGCATAAACCTTCTGATTCGTAAGCGGCACAAGAACCACAGCAAGATAATTTGTCGTGTAAGCACTAAGATTATACGGAAAACCCGTTTGAGTGGTCCATGTTCCATCGTTTGCACTAGATTTTGTCACAACTGCTCTTTTGCCTGAAGCATCAATAAGTTCATATCCAATCCAAGGATAACCCGCTGAATCAACCACAATAATTAAATTCACATACTGCTTGCCAGAGACACCCGACACTGCTGTTTGCTCATCTGCACTCCATGTTATAGTTCCATCCGAATTTAGTGTTCCTCTTCGGTAAAAGATAGCGTCGCCGGAAAGACCACTGCTTACACAATAATGAAGATATGCGCCGTCAAACCACACTCCAAAACGGTAACCTTGAAAATTTGCGAATGTTTTAATAGTTGTTGCGTCACTCCAAGTAATTCCATCTGTGCTTGTACGATAAACTAAGTTAGAGCCATCCGAATAAAAAACCCAATATCTACCGTTTGCATAAAAACATTTTCGCGAATGACTCCAAGCAGTAGCGTGAGCGGCTGTGCTTGTGCCGACTGTAGATGGGTCTAAAGTAAAACCTGCATCAACATTAAACGTTAAAGTTTTCGTGTCCTCGTCAAACGCAAAGCTTATACCTTTAACATCACTCCAATCGAATCCTACACCACTTCTTAACTCATCAGTAAACGTGTCGTCGAAAGTTCCACTCCAAAATGTTTTCTCTTTCAATTTGTGCTCTAAAGCTTGAAAGGCTAATTTAATTTGTCTTGCTGTAGGCAATTGTCCCGTAATCGTTATTTTAACCCTGTATGGGTCAGCATTGAATTTGAAGTAAACCCAAACTTCATAACTTCCTTTGAAAAGACGGTAAGCTACAATCTCCTCTTCAACGTCTTCGTATAGTTCAACAGTTACGGAAATACCAAAATCTGGCGGTTTAATCGTTAGCTCATCAAGAGATTCATTAGAGAGCTTTATTGTTCCGTCAACATCAAAAAAGTGGCGCAAAAACGTCATTTCAGCTGAAGGCATACCCATAAACATAGAGCGTGGTATCTGCTTATCCTTCGTGATGGCAGAATACCTTCGCTCTAGAACCAAAGTTTAGCCTCCTAACTGAATGTTATTTTAAGGCTCAAAGTCCACGTTTGACGTCCCCTATACAACATAGGGAATTTCGCCTGAAGCCTTTGTGCCTTTGCTTTCGACTTTGCGGTTTAGGTTTTTGCCTGTGTCATCAGCAGCGTTCACAACTGTAAATTCTTCCCAAGCATAGTTAGCGTCACCAGTGCCAAAAGTTGCTCGCCACTCAGCTGTTTGGGCTGACCTTTGGGGATAGCCCGAATCCATAGCTTTGAAAGTCTTGCTTGCTCCTTGCAGGCTTGTCTGCGTAGGGTCTGCTGCTGCAGTGCCGTTTCCAACGCCTAATCTTGCATTCGTGTTGTCCCATTTCGTCGGTGTGCCAAGTCCGCAGATTATGTCGATGAGCTCGCCTAGGCCTTCGTTTAGGGCAACGTTACCTTCGAAAACTTCTGAGCCGAGATAGTCTTGTCCAGCCAGTGCAATTGCTTCTTCAAGTGATATGCCCTGTGGTAATGCTTGAGCGAAGAAGCCAGTCAGGTCCTTGAATTTGTCTATTCTCCACTCTGTTTTGAGTTTTATTCCCTCTTTTATTTGCATTTTTCATTCTTTTTCTCCCCTGCTTACAACCAGCGTTTTTGAACAACCAGCCTCTGCTAATGGATAACGTACAACCGCTATCCAGCCAACCTCACCGTCAAAAAACACCCTAACAACAAAAACGTTTTCTTTGGTTTTGAAAAGCTTTTTGCCTTCAGCCCTTGCTATGGCTAAAACATCACCTACATCCTTAAATTTCCCTTTATCATTGCGGATCACGAGGGCTTTGTCAGGCATCTTGGCGGCTAACCTCCCTTAATGTGCCATCAGCATTCCAAGCGAAGGTAAGCGTGAAAAGAAGTGTAGTGCCATCATAGGCTTTTAATGTTGCAAGTGTGCCTTCCGCGTTCCAGACAAACTCTTGTTTAGTTATTTTTTTGCCGCTGGGCGGAGCTGTAATCTGCAACAAGGCACTGTGGATGGCCTTAAAAGCCTCTTCATACCTTCCATAAGGAACACTCATTAAATCACCTTCGCAATTTTATGTCTACTAAGGTGGTCTGTTTTGCTGCGTAGGGAATATAGATAGTCAGCTAACAATGGGGTTTCTCGTCCAAGCTCTAAAGTCGTTTCAAGCGTCTGCGTTTTAGCATCAACGTAGTATTCAACGCTTAAAATTCGAAAATCTGTATCGACATTCTCGTTGGGCAAAGTTACATGAATCTTGTCTCCTGGTAAGAGAGGCGATGCTCCATAATCTATGACTGTGCTTCTAACAGTGAGGTATTCTGCTGGGTCTTTCAGATGGTTAAGAATAGCCTTAGCCCGTAACATGCACTCATTATCGCTGTAAAGCTCTTCGTCAACTTCAACAAGCTCCCTTAAACCATAATTGGTTTGACTTGTGCTGTCCTCTTGTGTGGAGCTGTATCTGCGTCCGCCAAAGAATAAGCCGTCAACCCAAAAGCTCCCAGTTCCAGTGCCCGTGAACCAGCAGTCAAAACGAACCGTCTTTATCTGCGTCCAATCAAAGCCGCTTTCAACATCCCATATGTCCATATTCTCAGCGCCAACCTTAACTTGCTGCTGAATCCACTTGTCAGGTCCAATGTTAACCATGTGAGAAGCGGATTTATCCGCTGTGTCGTAAAGAATTACGTTTAAATTTCCGTTGAAGGCGTTGTCACGTTTAACCCAGAAACTTAAAAGTGGATGCAGGTTCGCGTTGACTTCTTTACCTGTGTTTAATGTGAACTTGCAGCCTGCATAGTAATTACTTGCGGTGTAGGTTTTGATGCTCCCGTTTCCCTTCATCTTAGTTGTCGTGTCAAGGCTTACTTCGCCTGCAACAGCACTCCAACTGCCATCAGAAGGCGTAAGGCTTTCAGTCCAAGCATCCTTATCCGCTGGAACACTTTTCTCTGCAACACCGTAAACCACGATTTTGTTTCTCACTCTGTGAATATCCTTGCGATATTCGCTAAACTCAATTTTTTCGCTAAGACTTATAGACGAGGCCTCACTGTTTCTTGGGAAAAACTCAAACTTGGCGTCTGGAGCCACACGAAAATCAAAACCTATAACACCAGCTTTGTCTGCTGATTCAGCAATGTATTTTAGAACATCAAAAACGGGTGTGTTTTCATATTCCAGCTTGGCATAGGTGGTGTCCGTGTTTTCTATGAGTTCTGTGCTATTTCTGACGTGGCTTAACCCAACGTAATAGTCTATTAAGTCTTTTACTATTTCCTCGCCCTTCTTGTTTTCATAGGTTTTTGTTACAACTCGGCGGAAGAGGCGCTCTCCCCAGCATCTGCCACCAACGCAAATATGGTTTTCAGTTGGTGTAGATTCATACTTGACGCTTTCAACACGACAAGTGATTATCTGAGGAACATTTATGCTTCTGCCAATGTCTATGTGGCCGTCCATGCCAACGTTTATGGGATAGGCTCCGCCTTGGCTGTACTTCTTATCCCAGTTCTGAAGCAAAACCTCAAAGCTGCTAACCTCTTTTGTGCATCCTAAATATACTCGTAAATCTACAACGTCACCTTGAGGAGGAGTTACAGAACCGAAAACAACGGCAACTTTGGGGATTTCAACACTCATGAGTTATTCAACACCCCGCCTGAAATATTCCTCTTCCCCAGCCCGACGGATACTACGAGTATGTGTAGGCATTTCAGAGGCAGCCTCGTTGAAGCTTTGAACGCTTGCCGTTGCAGCATTCATTTGAGACGCAAAGTGCCACATGGCAGCCGCAGCCGCAATAATAACTGCAATGCCAACGCCTGTCAAAGCCAAAAAAGCCGCATAGCTAATGTTCAAAGCATTTTGAGCAGCAGTTGCAACCCAACAAGCAGCGGCGTAAACCTTCTGCGCTATGGCGACGCCCCAGCTTGTCCGCATAAACATGCCCATGACAGAAATAACCATCATGGCAGAATTGAAAACCCGAGCCTGCTGGTCATTTAACAAGCCAAACTGATGCGCTACGTGTCCAATCGCCGTTCCAGTAGCTCCTAAACCAGCAATAGCCGCTCCGAGACTTTTCATTCGCACGCTTAAGGCTTCAGCGTCAGACTGAACCCTTGCAAACTCGTGACTTGCACGATTAACAGCACGGATAGTTACTGCTATTTCCCTAAAACTCATGCTAAGCCAGCCTCCGCTTTGGCTGCTTCAATCGCCTCAGAAATTATCTGTTCGAGTCTTGGAAGGTTTTCCTGAATTGCCGGAAATAGATAAGGACGCGCGTGCATATAGCGGGTGCCGAACTCGACAAACATTGCGTAGGCGGCTTCTGCACCTATCTCAGCCACCCACCCTTGGATTTTAGCGTAAATTGAGCCTCGTAGACGACCCGTTCTCACTGGGGCGAGCTGCTTGGCATAGGCTTTAACGTCTTCAGCCCAGCTGGCTAATTGCCTATGCACGTGATGTTGCATGGCAGAATCAAAGCGTTGCATGGCAGCCTTAAATTCTTCAACGCCGTCTATTGCAACATTAACTTCAACGGACACGCGATTTCGTCTCCCTCTCTGCTTTTTGCCTTTCTTCCCCCGCTTGCCTGTCCATTTCATTTAAAATTGCGATGAATTTTTGGATGGTTTTGGCTGGCTGTTTTGCAAGCTGTGTTGGTGTCCAGCCGAATTCTTTGCAGAGGCGGAAGTCTGTGATGGCTGGATGCGGCTTTTGTCTGCGGATTGCTCTGATAAAAAAAGTGTTTCCTCTTGGGTTACGCTGCAGAGCCTGTTTACGATTTGGCTGAAGAGCTCGCCTAAGCCTATTGGTATGCCATCACTTTCGTTGAGTAGCTTTTCGAGTGTTACGGGCTTATTTTGTGGCTGTTCTATGAGCGAGGCACAAATGGTTTCCGCCTGAATAGCGATAAAATCGCTGTTGATAATATGGCCTGATGTTGGGTGATACTTCGTGTATTTCTGAATAATCCTCGACCTCTTAGCCCAGCTAATCTCCTGGAAGACATAACGCCCTGCATACTCTTTTCCGAACCGTTCATCAAGCTCCAAAACTTCTGTTTGCATTAATGTAGCCTCTGTTTAGCTTATGACAGCATCCCGTGCAACAAACATAGCCTTTAAGCTGACTAGGTCTTCTATACGGGTTGGCGTGGCAACACTTTCCCATTTGCAATACTTGAATAGGGCATTGTTTGTGTTGCCTAAACCAAATTTTAGGCTGAACTCGCTGTCGTTTATTACGTCATCGTATTCCTGTTTGCTTTCAAACTCGAAGGTTAACTCGCCTGTTAAGTTGCGGTGTCTGGCTGGCAAATACTTGAGTAGGTGGCCGTCAGTCGAGCGGATGACTGGCACGGGTTTTAAGTTGTTTTCTATTGTAAACTTCCAGTCTGTTGCCCTTTCCAGTGCTGTTAAGCCTGAACCGTCTCCTGCCCCGTTCTGCACATAGCTTTCATTGTATGGAATTGCACCCGCGTAGTCGGCATAGGTTGCGCCAGTTATTTTGCTCGTTCCAACGGTAACGTCTTTTCCGACGAGTTCAACGGTTGCCTTAATGACTTCTTCGAGGCTGCATTCGGCTGTTAGCTTGTTTATCCTACAGCCTTTGTAGAGCAAACTTATGATGTCGGTTGCGCTGGCGAATAAGCCTTTATGGTATAGCACTTGAACGCTTAGAGAGTTTAACGTTTGGGCGTGTTGAATGAAGGATATGGGAGCATCAAAGGGCAACAGATGGGCAATTTTAAGGTTTGCCTGCCTCAAACCTTTCTTAATGGTTTGAAGGTCTCTGCTTCCAACGCCTCTAACCTGTATCAAGTCTGGGTCTAGAGAAGGCTCCACGTTTTCTGCGTTTATGCCAAGCATGGATGGGTTTGCAGGTGTTTCTCCATAGTTTGTTTCTTGGACAAAGTAGACGCGGCATTCATGGGCTCCATATGTATCTGGCATATTCTCTCACACTCCAATGTCCTCGAAGGACCATGATTTCAAGGTAAACTCAGTGCGGAAGATGAAGGGTTTAACATCAACCAGGTCTACATCGCGAAAACTGGCAACATCCACGTATGTGATTCCGTTAACCGTTATCGTACAATTCACGTAATCGCAATATAGTGTGGCTGGGGTTGCTCCATCGCTTGGGTTTGTGGTCCTCGCGAGAAGCCAAATATAGCCGCCATCGTCAATGTAATCCGTCAGATTTAAGATAATCGTAACAGTTATTGTTTCATCCGCTCCGCCTGTTCCACTCTGAACGTGCTGCCAAGCTTGGCCCACGTGATTCCAAACTTTTACAGTGACACCGTTACCAGCTGGAGCCGTGCCATAACCTTCAAAAGATAAAACAATCTGTTTAACAGCCTTTTCCCGAGAATCAACTTTAAAGCGAAAAAGCATTAGGGCATATTCGCCATTAACGTTATGGCTTTTGGAAAGTCGGTTGTCATCGCTGTACCAGATTTTCTCATACTCAACGCTTGCTAATTCGGTCCAACCGCTATAATCGGGAGTAGGCTCAGTTGAAGCGCCCGTTTGAAAAGCCTTGTGAGGGTCGCCTTCTGGATAGCCTAAACCGGCAAAACCGTATTCAGTTACATTTGGTTTTTTGCGGTTTTCCCTTACAACGCGATTAACCTCTTCAACCAGCTTGTTTCGCATAAGCTTGCCAGAATCGGATGATGCAGGCTTATCTGTAGCCCAAACATTAACCCTTAAAGAGCCTAAGCGCTTGCGTATCCTTCCTGACATTTCAATTTTTTGGTCTTGGCTTTCCGCCAAGCCGACAGTTATTTGTCCGTCATAGTTCTTGAAAAGCTCTCGGTCATACCACTCTCGGCTAACGTGAATCTGGGCAGCGCCTCCATCGTCTTTCACAACTTGCACGTTCTTTTGCAGAAGCCTAATGACGGTTGTAACTGCGTCTTCTAATTCGCTCAATGCCCAATTAGCCTCCTACAATTCGCTTTGAAATAGGCAGTCTCGCCAGCAAAATCGAAGGCTTGAACACCTAAAACCTCGTAGTATTCGCCTTTACGGCTTATTTTGTCACGATGTCTTAACGGTGTGAACGTGTAAACTGTGATGTAATCGTTTAAAATGTATCCAGGTTCTATGAGTACTTCTTCGATGCGGGCTGGAGAAACTATGGCTTTTGTGTTTATGGCTTCTCCATAGCTTGTTTTTTCTGCAGCTTCTATGATGGAATAAAGTGTTACATCCTCACCTTTTGAACGCAGAATTTGCGTAAGCCTAGTTACAGGGTTTTCGTAATTTAGGTAGAGAAGTCCGAGCCAGCAGACGGTTGCCATAGCCTTCTTGTTTTCCACCGGGCTGTAGTCTGCGTGCTTTACACCCCAATACATAAACTCGTCCTGATGCTTGTCGATTACTTTCATGCTAAACTCGAAACTTGGCTTGTCATGACCTTTTCGGATTTTCCATAAGATTCCGCTTGTAACCGCGTCGTAATAGTTGCAGGCTGGGAAACGCGAAACAACGTCTATGTAGCCTGCCCAGCATATGGCTGAGTTGTAGGCTGGATACTGCGCAGAAGCCTTTATGGAGTTTAGGAAATTGTAGACTTTCTGAACCGTTAGGCTCCAGCCTTCATGATTGTAAAGTCCAAGCAAAGCATAAGCGAAAGGGTCATCAAAAATTTCAGTTTCGTTCAAGCCAACACGGTGCCAATCTGCATCTCCACTTGGCGGCGGGTCATAGTAAAGGTAAAAACCTTCGAAGCCAGAACGATAAAGGCTTATTGCATCATTCATCATCAATTGGTATTTATCCACATTTGAAGGGTCAAAATCGCAGAGCATTTTCAAGCCAACAAGCCCATAAAGGCATTCGACGTCCATCTGTTGAAGCCATGCATCCGCAATTGTTACGGCTCTTGCGAAGCCGCCATAATACTTGCCGTGTATGCCAAGTTCGCTAGGTTTGTGTTGCATGTTGTAGAGGAATGTGGCGCCAGCCAGCCTAGCAGCATCAAGATAGGCGGTATTTCCCGTTAGCTCGTAGGCTTTTAGAAGCGAAGGTATAACGCGGCAAGCGTCAACACTGTAATAGTACGCGCTGTTTTCGTTGCTTTTGAAACCGCCGTAGGCATGTTTGCCGCTCTCTGTGCACTGTTGGGTTAGAATCCAGTCGGCAAGGCCCACGATTTTGTTGTTAATTTCTGTTTTTCGACTTTCGAACTGCGCGTTAGAATAGGCTTCGTAGAGGAAGTCTAATGCGAAGGCTGCTGCAAAAGCTGCTCTTCCATGTTCAGGATCTGGAGTGTCTAGCGGAATAACATAAACATAAGGCGCATAATCCATAACAAATTGGTAATAAGCCTCAGGAACCACAGCCATGTCTAAGCCCTCCCAACATGAGGCTGCTTTAAGCCATTTAACAGGCGTTCTAACTCGGCCTGCAAAACATCCAATGGCGGAGCCTTGCTTAAGACAGAAACATTTTGGTCGCCGACACTGAAGCTTAAGCCAACAGCCGAGCCGCCGGTCAAATAGCAAATGGCATAAACAGCAGCCAGAAGGGTGATAAACTCCTTTTCCACATCAGTGCAGTCGCTATAGTCTATTTCTTTGCCAAGCTCCAGCTCAAGCGTAACCTCAGCCCTCTTAATCATCTTCAAAACCTTCGCGTCTGGAATATCCGCAGCACTAAGGTTAATCACGTCGTAAACGTCTTCAACAGAAACGCTTTCCAAGCAGCCCAAACCCCCAAACAAAAAAGGAAAAGAAGACAAATTTAAACAATTTTCACGATAAAAAGGCAGAATTTAAAATGAATTAAATAAATACGTAATCTAGAACGTTAGAACTCTTTTAATAAATTGAACTATCTCCATGCTTTTCGCTGGATTTAGAGAGATAGTTTCGCCCTTTTTATGAATAAGTATATAACGATTTTGAATAAGTTCATCTATGAGTCTTTTGACCCTTTTTCCATCTTTCTTGGTATATTTTGCCAGTTGGTTAACAAGGGTATCCTTTGGCATGTATCTAGCTCCCCAACAGCCCCTTCTAAAAAGCCTGTTCAATATATCTGCCTTTATTTCTTCATCACTGAACTCTTTGGAATGCATAGGTTCACTTTTAATACCTTTGAAAGGAAACATATAAATACTTTGTGTGGATGTATGTAGATATATATGCATACATTATGCATAATATGTGCATAGTATCATTACAGACTAAAAAGAGTGCCACGTGGGGAACGTAGGAAAATGGGTGAAGAAATATACAGGAAGAAAGAGTATGAATCGATACTCGTTAAAACGCTTGGAGATTCGCCAAAACTGAGGATAATAGACTTCTTTTTAGATAACATTCTTTTTGACTTTACCAAAAAAGAAGTTATAGAAGCCTTGGGAATGAGTAAGCAGACGTTCTACAAGTACTTTAGAGAAATAGAAGAGTACGGTATTGTGAAGGTTTCTAGAAAAATAGGGAAGGCGAAACTATACAAGATTAATGTTGAGCATTCATTGGTGAAAATGCTTCAGGAATATGAAACAAAAATTTCGCTGGAAATAGCTGAAAAAGATAAAGCCAGAATGCAAAAACCAGTCTTAGCTGAATAACATATAAAGAAAAGCACAACTAATTTCCGTCAGTTTTGCCTTTTTCTCTTATTCCGAAATAATACTAGGATTAGAGACATTGCTATAATTGTTGTGGCAGTTCCTATGATTGAAAATTCAGGGATAACTTCAGGAGAAGTCGCTCTGATAGCAATTATGTCTGTTCCATTTCCGCGCAGATGTCCGCCAGGACCTTTAAAGAATGCTTGTACACCCCATTCGCCTTTTACGGTTAGCATGAAGGAACTTTGGGCATATAAGACAAGGCTACCATTTTCATCTGGATACCTCGTGCCATTACTCCAAACTGCAACATCAACATCCGTAAACGCAACCGTTTCATTAGGAAACTTCTATACAAATGTGACGTTCAAAATGCTAGAATCAGTCGTGGCAGCAGTCGCTGTGACCAAAGTTTCTGAGGGCACATCTACACCATGATAATCAGTAGTTACAGCATATCCAGAGTTCAAAGCACTCAA